GGAGAGGAGTAAAAGATTATTGCTATTCCAGAGCCACCTGCTCCAATACTACTAGTAGCTCCCCCACCGTCTCCAGTGTTAGCTCCTCCTGCAATAGAATTTGTTACAGGTCCTCCTCGAGAGAATCCAGCATTAAACCCACCAATCGATTTGGGTCCTGATTGTGTGAAACTATCTGCTCTAGCTCCTAGTCCACCTGGAATTGCTCCTGTGTCAGCTGTGCTAATAGTTCCTGTGATTCCTCCACCTGTAATGGTAGTCTGTCCTCCAGGTGCAAAAACAGAACTACCTCCAGCACCAATAGTTACTGTTACTGTTCCTGCGGTTCCTATCGTTGTAGAGTAGTTCCATATTTTACCTCCAGTTCCCCCAGTTGGGGACGAGGTCCCTGAGCTCCCTGCACTACCCCCACCTACTAAAAATAGTTGGATAAGGGCTCCGTCAGCTATCCCAATAGAAGTTAAATCAAAGGTTCCTGATGTAGTAAAAATTTGGTGTTTGAGAATTCCACCACCACCACTACCACCACCACTGGCACTCGCTGGGAAATAATCTGTAAATTTGCTCATATTATTTTATTTTTATTATTATTATAGTGTTGGTCTTGTAGCTGGGAAATTGGATGTTGAAGGCCAATCTCTTAAAGCTACTCTATATGTCATATACTCACTATGTTGTGGGTGATCAGTTACAGATACTATATAATCTGTATTAGATAATTCTCCATCTCTCCATGCTCTCGCAGTTTCTTCTGCTGTTGGGGTTGGTTTAACACCTTCAGATATAACTTGAAGTGTCCAAGATGATGAATCGGGTAGTGTAGATATAAAAGCCGCGTCTGCAACTATTGAGTTTACTACTACGTTGTTTTCTATTTTGTCGTATACTATTTCCATATTACCAGTTTATTATTACTATTCCAGACCTTCCTCCAGAACCACTAAGAGTAGATCCTTTACCACCATCTCCAGTATTATTACCTCTAAATCCACCACCAAATCCACCAGCTGAAATCCCACCACTTGAAAATGGTGGTAAGGCCATTGTTGGAGCTGATCCTGCGAATCTCTGATTTGTGTTTTGAGCACCACTATCCCATTTAGTCCCACTATCTCCACCTGCTAAAGATCTTGAATCGGTGGTGTTAATTGAAATTCCAGCTGTTTGGACGGCAGATGAAGTTCCTCCAACTACACTGGCATAGTTCGTTCCAAATACAGGGTTTGCTACTACCCCACCAGCCCCTACAGTAATGGTAATAGTATTACTTACATTTGTTAGAGGAATAGATCCGATCCATATATTTCCACCTCCTCCACCATTTTGGTATTCATTAATTTGATTGATAAACCCTGAGCGTCCACCACCAACCATAGTAAAATAAACTAGTGCCCCAGATGTTACTGCTCTTGTTCCGTCTCCATAGGGATCAGATGGGTCAAAGGTTCCTGATGATTTGAATTGGAGGGTATTAAGAATCCCTCCACCCGCACCACCACCGGATGATGCTCCAGCTGCTGGAAAGAATTGGGAAAATGTAGTATTTGCCATATTGTTGTTTTATTTTATTATAAATATATTAAATTTAAGTTAAATATCCTACTTACTTTAAGAGGATATTATTACCCAACCATCTGTTGGTTCTGAGTATATTAACTCAAACGAAGGAGAGAAATAATCTAACTCCATATCACGAGCATAGCCCATTATATTTTTACCGTTTCGACCTATTAAGATCCTAGCAGCACTTGCTGTTATTTCTCCTCTATCCGAACCTGTTTGGGTTGTTGATAAGTTAGAAAGTTTTATTGAATCTCCACTAATAGGAGAAGGTGGAAGTGATGCTGTAAAACTACCACTTATAGTATACACATAGAACTTTTCTAAGTTGTGTGTTGTAGTACCATCACCTATTAGTTTTTGGTGTTTATAAATACTACCAAATATTTTAGTAAGTGTAGTGTTTGTGTTACCTAAAGTTACTGTATTATTACCTGAACCAGTAATACCAATACCCAAAACAACTTCGTTTGAAGCTGTTGAGTTTGATGCTGATGTAGAGTATCCGATATAGGTTCCGTCAACTGTAGTTTCAATACTATTAAGTATCCTAGTACGTAGAGTTGAAGGGTTACCTAAAGTAATACTATTATTACCTGAACCAGTAACGTTTATACCTAAAACAACTTCGTTTGAAGCTGTTGGGTTAGAGGATGTAGCACTAAAACCAATATAAGACCCAAGTGGGTTAGATTTTATATTATCTCCACTTATGGAAGCCGTTATGGTGGGTTGTTGTATAATCATCTATATTGATCTTGTTTTGTTATTATAGTGTTGGTTTAGAGCTAGCTGAAGGGAAAGTAGCAAGTGAAGGCCAATCTCTAAGTTCTTGTCTATATGTGTAATATAGAGATCTTTCGGGGTGGTCGCTTACTTGAACAACCCAATCACTTTTTTTAAGTTCTTCATTTCTCCAAGTTATTGATGATGATATTTCAGATTCTGTCATGGTTATATTATTTTAGTTTTATAAATAAAGGTTTAGTAGTATCTGAATTGGTTCTTCCTACAGGATCTCCTACGTACCTTGTTGATGTGCTAGTGTACTCAGATAATCTTATAGTTGAGGTTGATGTAAAGGCATATAAGGTTGTGCTGTTATCCCAAACAATCCCCGTAGTTGTACCTGTATTTACGCCTGCTGTGGTTGGGTACATAGTAATCGGAGTAGTACTTAAGAAAGCCCCGGTTGCTGGGTTACGTTCATAAGTTAAAGGAGGTTGAACAGCAACGGGACTAGTTTGTGTAGTCCAAATATTTCCTGTTGTGGGGTGTATGGTTATACCAGTTGGGGTATGCCCTGCAGTGGCTGCACTCCATGGAGTAAAACCAGCTAGAGCAGCGCCAGTATTAAGATCCCACACGTAAATATTTCTATTATCAGCAAGCAGGTATAAATAGTTATTAGCAGCATCATAAGTCATGAATAAAACTTGACGTCCTATAGCTGATGTGTTAATCGTTGATACGACAGTGTTACTTGGTTCACCGCCTACTTGTGACCGTATAGTTAGTTGTGAAGAGGTAGTGGAAAAGTAATCATGGACTATAAATTCATCAGTAGATGTATTAATTGCAACGCAAAAAGCTCCATTTGAGCCTGCAGGTACTGTAGAATCTCTATTAGGTCCTGGTCCAAAAGCCTTAGTATTTTTATTTACTTTTAGGAATCTACAGTATGGCCCTTGCCCTACATAATCGATCGCCCAAAAGAAATCAGTTCCATTTTGAATAGCTAAACCCCCTCTTGCGCTGGTGTTACCACCAGTCCCTGACTCTACAAAATTATCTGTTCTAAATGAAGCGTTTGGATAAGTATTAGATGTGTCAAGAAGTTCTTTACCTGTCTTTAACCAAACAGAAGAATCTACTGGATTAGTATATAAACCAGTAGAAATAATATACCCTGGTGGGTTATTATCGAATAGTTCACTGCCTATGTCGAAGGAAGCGTATGAATTTATGCCACCCCCTACTCCACTACCACCACCTGATGGGAAAAATTGCGAAAAATTACTCATATTGTTATTTTATTTTATTATAAATATATTAAATCTAAGTTAAGTATCCTACTTACTTTAAGAGGATATTATTACCCAACCTTTTGTTGGTTCAGTGTATATTATTTCAAAGGCAGGAGCATATGTGTTTAACCCCATATCTTGAGCTACCCCCATTATATTATTACCATTTCTACCTACAATAACTTTGGTATTAGTAGGTGATACTGACCCCCTACTAGAACCTGTATTACTAGTTGAAAAGTTAGATAACTTTATTGAATCACCAATATTAGGTGATGGAGGAAGTGATGCTGTAAAACTACCACTTAAGGTGTATACGTAAAACTTCTCTAAGTTATGAGTAACAGTATTATCACCTATTAGGTTTTGGTGTTTATAAATACTACCATATATTTCTGTATGGATTGTATTTGTATTACCTAAAGTTACTGTATTGTTACCTGAACCTGTTACACCAATACCTAAAACAACTTCGTTTGAAGCTGAAGGGTTAGATGATGTAGCATTAAACCCAATATAAGATCCTGATACATTGGTTTTTATGGTTTTACCACTTACAAAAGAAGTTAGTGTGGGTTGTTGTATAATCATTTATTAGTTATTATTTGTTAAACGCTTCTTGATCCTATTACTGTCCAACCTATAAGGGAGGATTCATAAATAAGTTCAAATGATGCTGTAACATTTACAGTCAGATCTTCAGTACCACTCATAATTTTATTACCATTAGCTGCTATATGAGTTTCTTTACCATCCATACCCGCAAACTTAATACTATCACCATTTCCTGGTGATGGGGGTAGTGACATAGTTATGGGTGAAGCGGAAGAAGTTATAATATAAGCTTTACCTGATACGGCTGTAAAGTTTGCTGTTTTAGTGGTTGGAGCGTAGTTGTAGTTATTTGTAGATGCTCCAGCACCACCAGCACCTGTTATAACCCAACCTTGTGTTCCAGCAGCGTATGTAAGTTTAAACGAAGCAGGAGCGACATCTAAAGTTACATCTTGAGCTAGACCCATTATTAACTGGCCATTTCTAGCTACAATATTAGTTGATATATCTGATCTATTGGAAATATAAAGTGAATCTCCGTTTGTAGGAGAAGCAGGTAGTGTTAAGGTTTTTAGGGTTGAGGAAGTAAATACATACAGTCTATTAGTTATAGCTGTTGTATCTGCAGTTACGTATATTGAAGAATAAACATCACTACCACCTCCACCACTACCAGCGTTTAAAGCATAGGATGCTGTTACGGCATATGATGAAGTAGTAATATGTCCTGAGCCTGTAAATGATCCGGTTATGGATACTACAGCACTTGAACCAAATACTGATCCGCTTAATATGGCATTATCTATTCTCATCTATTTTATTATAAATATATTATTTTATTACTACTATAGTTCCATCAAAGTTATTTATAAACGAAACTGATATTGTGCTTGCGTTTGTTGATGTTACGGATTGTGGTATCTCCTGAGATAGTGAAGCTAGTTCATATGCTTGTACTATAGGAAAGTTTTCGTTTAGGTTATGTACTATGGTGTAAGTAGTTGTACCACTTACTGACTCTCTATATGAGCTATTAGTTGAATCACTTAAAACATAAGATGCTGTTAAAGCATATGATGAAGTTATGGCATAGGATGATGTTACAGCAGGAGGAATAGATATTTTACCTCCCATATTTGGGTGAGAAGTACACTGATAATAAAGTACATCAGGTGCCTGCATAGGTACGTTAAATAGAAGAGTACCGTTTGAAACATCATTATTAGTTACACCGTTTGCATATGCAGTACCAGTTGAGCCATTTACCGTTGTTTGTATTCGGAATGGATGGGCACCCATATTATTAGTAAACTTATATTTTTGTCCTCTAACTAAATAAATGTCAGGATCTGCAGCTGAGGAAGTAAATCCAGGACCATTAAATAAGTAATTATTGGTTCCATCAGCAGTTAGATTCCATTCAGATGTATATTCAGCTATAGAAGATGATAAAGAATAAGAAGCATGAGATGAGGATACAGCGTATGACGATGATATAGCATTCGATGCTGATACAGCGTATGACGATGATATGGCATTCGATGCTGATTGGGTTGTACCTATTAAGTGGGATGCCGTTATAGCATATGATGATGATATAGCTGTTTGAGCGTGGGAAGCTGTTAAAGCATATGATGAAGTTAATATACTATCAAATCCAAAAGGTCCATCTACGTTTGAAGATGAAACATAAGATGCTGTTGGTACACTAGCACTACCTGATGACATATCTGCCATAGGACCATTTATAAGTAATACACCCTCAGTTGCTGATGCTTCTGCTATAATCCCTATAGGTTGTATAAGAGCAGGAGCTAGTGGTTTTGTTTGAGAATAGCCACCGTTTGCAGCGACATAAATATTTCTACCTGGATTAGTACCAAACGTATTAGTGTTTTTGATTTCACCTATTAGTAACATCTCAACACTTGCTCCTAAAGCTGCTGTTGTTGCTGCTACACCTACTGCTGGCATTTTACTAGGATCTAAAGCTTCTGCTTTTCTAATATCGTATACACCATTATTAACTTCTGTAACAAAAACTGGATCACCTTTTTGTATGATTACACTATCATCATTTCTCGCTGGATATGTTACAGTTCTAACCGTTTCAGCTCTAAGAGCATATGATGCTGATTCAATAGATCCTATTACAAAGGATGCTGTAAGAGCATATGATGATGTTATGGCTGTTGTAGCTAGTGAGGCTGTGGATGATAAGACAGCGTATGATGAACTATCAGCAAACTCAGCGTGTGATGATGATACAGCATATGATGATGTAAGAGCATATGATGCTGATTGTATAAAGCCTAATAAGTATGACGCTGTTATAGCATATGATGATGATATAGCTGTTGTAGCGTGTGAAGCAGATATTATAGGTGTTATGATAACACCCCCACTACTTCTATTAAAGTTTATTTGATTGCCTGTAGTACTTGATGATACATAAGCATTACTACTACCACCACTTCCACCATTTAAAGCATATGATGCTGTAAGAGAGTAAGATGATGATATTATTTTATTTGTTATTTGTGAACCATCTCCTTTAGTGAATGTAATATTATCACCACTAGTTGAGGATGATACATAAGATCCACTACTACTACCTCCTCCGCTTCCTGCGTTTAAGGCATAAGATGCTGTAATAGCATATGAAGATGTTACTGAGTTATTGGCTATACCTTTACCATCAGTCACTATTACGTAACCTATGATACCTGGATCGAATGTTACTTCAGCAGTGTTAGTATTTGTAAGTATAATACTAGCAGGTATGATTAGTTCTGGGTTAGTACCTCCAGTTGTTTCGTATACGGCTACTAAAACATCTTCGGAGTCTCGATTGTGGGTTACTGTCGCACTACTACCTGATACGTTTTGTCTATAAGCGTTAGCCATCTCAATATATGAGGCTGTTAACGCATATGAAGCAGTTACTGCTGAGCCACCACCACCTGTAGCTACACCTTTACCATCTGTTACTATTACGTAACCTTCTACTATATTGGAAAATGCTACTACAGCCGTATTGGTATCGGTTAATGTAACACTAGATGGGATTATTAATACAGGATCATCAGTACCCGTTGCTTTGTAAACTACGACTAAAATATCCTCTGAGTCT